GGCGCTCCGGGACTCAACCGAGCCGTTCCCTGCGTCGGTCGACCACGTCTCCCTCTCGCTGGCGAAGCTCGAGGACCTCTCGGTCGAACGGGAGGGCCGAATCAACTCCCACCGGAAGGTGAACCTCGAGCTCGCCGAGGTCCGCGAGGCGGCGGTCGGCACGGCCGAGATCTCGATCGACACGCCGAGCGGGAGCATGGGGACGGCGGCGTCGGACACGTCGCCGTCAGTCGCCTACCCACAGGACGACGATACGAGTACGACCGACTCGACGACGAACAGTAACGGCGTCGCATCGTTCCTCGGCGACGTCCGAGACGGCCTCGCGGGGATCTTCTGATGGGCGAAATCATCCCGATCCCGAGCGACCGAGCCTCGGACCGCCGTCCGATCAACCTCGAGTTCACGCCCCGCGCGTTCCCCGGGCAACGGTTCGCCTGTCGACTCGACTACAACGGCGCCTCAGAGCGCTGGACTGTCGACTTCGAGCACGTTTCCCGGGGCTACCGGATCACGAAGGGCATCGCGACGCCGGGGCGGCCGTACGAGTACCTTCCGTACCTGGTCTTCTACTTCATGGATCCGTCCGGGGAGTCGACGGAGATCACGCCGGAGAACCTCGGCGACGACGTTCAGCTCTTCGTCGTCCCCGGAGAGTCCGGGAAGGCACCGGAGGACGAAACATGACACGCGTCTGGACGCAGGTTCGGTCGGTCGAGGCCGGCGAGGTCGACCTCTCCGAACTCACCCTCGACATCACCGTCCGGAAGCCGAAGAAGGACCCACTCGAGTTCGACGTCCGGACGTGGAACCTCACCGACGAGACCTGGAGCCGGATCGAAGAGGGCGACCTCGTCCGGATCCAGCTCGGCTGGGCCGAAGCCACGGTCGAGACCGTCTGCCTCGGGAAGATCGAGCACGCGAAGCCGAGTCGCGACGGTCGCGATACGGAGTACCGGCTGAAGGGCGTCGACGAGTCCGAGGCGGCGACGAAGACGCGAATCTCCGGGACCTGGCGAAGCCGTCGTCCCGACCAGATCGCCGCCGCGATCGCCGGCGAGATAGGGCTCTCCCCCGTGACCGAGCCGGCCGCCGGCCCGATCTCGGGAACCTGGTCGGCGACCCGTGACCAGAAGGCGCGGGCGTGGCTCGACGAGCTGCTCGACTACGCCGCCGACAAGACCGGCGAGGCGTGGGAGTGGTTCGCCGAGCGCGGTCGACTTCACTTCGTTCCGAAGTCGAGTGAGACCGTCGAGGCGCCGAAGCTCTCGTACGACAACACGCTCATCTCGCTCGCCGAGAAGTCCTCCGACGAGGACGAGGCCAACGGCGCGCTCGAGTTCACGGCGATGCTCGAGCCGGCGATTCGGAAGGGCGCAGCGGTCGTCGTCGAGACCGACCGATTCGACGGCGCGTACCGAGTCAACGAGTACGAGTTCAAGTCCTCGACGGATTCCGGGGACCACACAGTCCGCGGGACGATCACGCCGCTCGAGGCAGACTACTCGGTCAACCCTGGAACGTACGCCGCCGGTCGAGTGGGGGTTCGCTAACCCATGTCGAGCGACCAGCCAGCCGACTCGGAGTCGTCGCTCAACATCGTCGCGACCCTCCGCGAGTTCGTCGACGAAGAGGTCCGCGGGATCTACACCGCGTCGACCGTCGTCGTCGAGGCCGTCGACGAGGGCACCCGCCGCGCCGAGGTCTCACTCAAAGCCGACCGGAAGGTCATCGTCGACAACGTCCCGATCGCCTCGCCGTTCGCGACCGACGGCGCCGGGATGATCGTGCCGGTTCGCGAGGGAGACGAGGGGCTCGTCATCCACCCACGCGAGCCCCTCGAGAAGCAGCTCGCCGAGAGCGGACACGTTCCGCCGGAGGGCGAGCGCCGCTTCACGCTTGAGGCGGCGGTCCTTCTGCCGATGCTCTGGCTCGACGACATGGCCGTCCCTGAGCACGAGGCCGGAGAGTTTCAGCTCGCCGTCCAGGAGGACGGCTCGGTCCTCCGGCTGCTCCCCGACGGTCGCGTCCGCGTCGAGCACTCGAGCGGGAACGTCATCGCGATGGCCGCGGACGGCTCGGTGACGATCGGCGACGAGGCGACGGCGAAGTCGGTCCTCAACGAGGACGCGACGATCGAGTACGAGGACACGCAACCGGACGGATCGACGTCGACGAAGACGGCGTCGATCACCGACTCCGGTACGACGGATCTCGAATCATCATGAACTACAACCGCACACTACGAGTCGAGTCGGATGGCGATATCGCCACTCCGAACCAGAAGGCCGAGTTCCTCGACGGTCCGCAGGGGGCCGTCCAGGAGCTCAAGATTCTTCTCTCGACGATCCGCGGCGAGGATCCCTTCGCGCCGGAGCACGGGCTCCGGCTCTTCGAGGCCGTCGGCACGTCCGACGCAATCCTCGAGCGAGAGATCCGGACCGCGCTCAAAGAGGACGACCGCGTCGAGTCGATCGGCGAGGTCGCCATCGACCGGAACTCCCCGGGAGCGCGCGTCGCGGACGTCGAGGTCGAGGTAACGCTCGTCGAATACGGAGAGGTCATCGTCCCCGCGGAGGTCGGCTAAGATGGCGTCAGAGTTCGGCACCCAGGACGATGGGACGTTCCGCCGGAAGCACGTCGACCGGATCCGCGAGGACATGAAGCGCGTCTTCAAGGACCAGCTCGGCGAAGACATCGAGCTCCGTCCGAACTCGCCGCTCACCCAGATCATCGACGCGGCCGCGATCGAGCTCGCGCGCCAGTGGCAGGCGGCCGAAGACGCGTACTACGCGTCGTTCTACCAGGACGCCGAGGGAGAGGAACTCGACAAGCAGCTCGCGCTCGCCGGGTACTCCCGGAAGCGACTCCGACCTGCGACCGGTGAGGTCGAGTTCTCCCGCAGCGATCCGGCGCCTGACGACATCCCGATCGACGCCGGGACGGTCGTCACGACCGAGCGAACCGAGACCCGGCCGCGAATCCCATTCGAGACCACCGTCGACGTGACGCTCGAGCGCGGTGAGACCGCGGTGACGGTCCCAGTTGAGGCGCTCAAACCCTGGCAGACCGACCTGGGGATCGAGTGGCTCGGCGAGGAGACGAACGTCGCTGCGGGGACGATCGTCCGGTTCGACACCCCGATCTCGGGAATCGACGACGTCGAGAACCTCGACCCGACCGGCGACGAGTCGCTCGGGTACACCGAGGGCCGCGACCGCGAGAGCGACGCCGAGTACCGGCTCCGCTACGAGACGACCATCGCCGAGGGCGGCGTCTCGACCCTTCCCGCGATCGAAGGGACCATCCTCGGCTGGGACGACGACATCCGCTCGGTCCGCGTCGACGAGCGTCGCGACGCTTCGGCAGGGGAGTACGGCCCCGAGGTCACAGTCCTCGCCCCGGGCGTCCCGGACGACACGATTGCACAGGCGATCCTCGAGTGTCGCGCCGGCGGAGTTGAGTCCTTCGGGAGCTCGTCGGGAACCGCCGAACTCGACGGCGGGCGAACCAAGACCGAGAACTTCAACAGGGCGACGCAGACCGACATCTACGCCGATATCACGCTCACGACGTCCGATACGTTCCCCGAAGATGGCGAGAACCGGATCGAGGACAAACTCATCCGGTACATCGGTGGGATTGCCTCGGACGGCCTCGACTACCCGGGCCTCGAGATCGGCGACGACGTCGTCTTCGACCAGGTGTTCAAGCGCGTGATGGAAGTCCAGGGCGTCGTCCAGGCCGACATCACGATCGGGACCGCGGACGACCCCGCCGGGACAGATAACGTCGCGATCGCAGACGACGCAGCGGCGATGACCGACGAGGCGAACATCGACTTCCTATGATCGAGGACGACACCGAGCCGCGCGAGCGCATCGAGGATTCGCTCAAGTCGCCGTATCCGGACGACGGCGATACCTGGAACGCTCTCCTCCAGGCGCTCGCTGCCGAGTTCGACGAACACGAGCAGGCGATCGCGGATGCCCGCGACTCGAAGTTCGTCGACGACGCCTCGGGTGAGCAGCTCGACCGACTCGCCTCGATCTTCCAACTCGGGCGGAAGACGGGCGAAACCGACGACGCGCTCCGCGCACGGATCAAAACGGCGCTCCGGTCGCAGATCGCGTCGGCGACCGTCCCGGAGATCCGCGACGTCGTCTCGGTGCTTTCCGGCGCGCCGCTCGAGGATATCGGCGTCCGCGAGCCGTACTCGGAGATCCCGACCGAGATCCAGATCGAGCTCCCGACGGAGTACCTCAACGACCTGGATATGTCGGACTCCGAGTTCATGCGGATCGTCGAGAACGTCGTCGCGGTCGGGGTCGCCGTCGGCATCCTGCTCGAGCTCAACCCGGACGACGACGTCGTCGTCACCGATGACGCTGAGCACACGGCGACGGACGACGTCCAGCCGGCGTACGCCGAGGACGGCGTCGTCCAGGTCGAGACGACCGGCGAGGGCGACCCGACCACCGAGGGCGTCGGCGTCGACGAGACCGGCCTCGAGGACCAGGAGGTCGTCGCGACCGACGACGTCCTTGTCGCGATCGCGGGCGCCGGCCGGTCGACGGTTCACATCGTCGACGATGGCGAGACCGCGACTGCCGAACTTGAGCTCGCGTCCGGGACCGGCTCGGATTCGACCGGCCTCGAAGACGCCGAACACTCGCAGACGGACGACGTCCTCGCTGGGACTGCCGGCGCTGGACGGACAGAACTCCACGTCGTCGATGACGGCACCGCGGACCCCGCGGCACTCGATTTGCTCGAGACGACTTCCGAAGTGACGGTTGCAACTACCGACGCTGAGCACACGGCGACGGACGACGTCCAGCCGGCGTACGCCGAGGACGGCGTCGTCCAGGTCGAGACGACCGGCGAGGGCGACCCGACCACCGAGGGCGTCGGCGTCGACGAGACCGGCCTCGAGGACCAGGAGGTCGTCGCGACCGACGACGTGGAGACCGCGTACGCGAACGAAGCGAAAGTGAACATCGACGTCACAAGCTAACCACTCATGGAAACGAGAACACGACGCACCACGACCGACCTCGTCGACAACGTCGAGGTCGGGCTGTACGAGACCGATCGACTCCGGGACGAGATCTCGGAGTGGGACGAGCTCGACGAGGGAGAGAAGCTCGCGCGGCTACGCGAGCGCGACCCCGACGCCGAGCTCTCGTCGCACAACGTAACGACCAACGACTATCGCGAGCACCTCGCGAAGCTCGCGAACCCGGAAAAAGACGTAACGCCGCGCGTCGGGAGTCACCTCGCGTTCGGCGACGACGCGACGGCGCCGGCGCCGAGCGACTCGGCGCTGAAGAACGAGGTGTACCGGACCGAGGTAACGGATCCGAACGCGGGGGACGACCCGCAGACGTTCTCGACGGTGACGCTACTCTCGAGCGACGAGGCGGTTAACGACTCGCTGCTCGAGGCGGCGCTCGTCGACGACTCGACGGGCCTCCACCTCAACCGCGTACTCCTCTCGGATCCGGAGAACCGACTCGATCCGAAAACGCAGGACTACGCCGTAACCATCCAGGTCGACGTCATTTACTCCGACGCGACCCAGGTCTGATAAATCATGACTGAACGAGCAGCACCAGGCGCGCAAGGATCGCACGTTAGAAACATGGAGTACGGGGAGATGGGCGGCGCTCCCGCGCCGTTCCTCGTCCCGTACGAGGCATCGCCGTCCCGAGCGGCGCAGAGATGGGCCGACCTCTCGGACCCAGGCGAGGTCACGCCGCAACCGGAAAAAGGCCCGTTCGGCTACCGCTCCGGATCCGGCGGATCCGACGGGATTTATTTCACTCCCGGAGAGGGCTACGTCGACGGATGGTTCGCGACGGACGAGACGGCGATTAAAGTCGACGTCGCGGCACACGACGGCGAGGACGTAACCGTCGTCGTCGGGTGGGACCCCGACGCGGTGTACTCGAGCGACGTCCACAACTCCCGCGAAGAGGCCGACTCCGTTATCGTCGATCTCGAGCGGAACGTGAGCGACGACAAGCCGACCATCCCGGTCTGGCGGGGGACGGTACAGCCAGACGGATCCGGCGGGTACGAGCTCACGAACACCGTCGATATGAGGCCGATCGGGAGACCGATCGAGACGCTCCCGTACGACGAAGAGACGGTAAAAGAGGGAAGACAAACGAGAGGGCCGGGAGCGACAGTTCTCCGCGGCCGACCGACGGCCGTCGGCGGCGCGCTCGCCGCCGGGCCGATCGAGGCCGGACCCGACGAGGACAAGGTAACGATCGTGGACCTCCCGGTGACCGACGACCTCGCCGCGGGCGACCCGGTCTCCTATCGCTTCTTGATGGGGACCGAGGCCGCGCTCGACGTCGAGGCCGAGTCCGACGGCTCCGGCGGGGTACAGAACGTCAGCATCAACTTCAACGGCTCGACGCTCGTCGACCCGTCCGGCAACGAGGCCGCGGACTCGATGACGGCGGATCCCGAGTCGGCGGCCGAGGACGGATACATCGAGATCGAGATCGGCGGGACGACGTACCAGATCCCGATCTACCAGTCGTAATAAACAATGAGTCAAGCCATCAACCTTCGACGCGCACAGCTATTCGAGTACACCTTCGACGACATCCACACGAAGACGGCGACGAACGAGGTCAAAGACGCGACCGGAAAAGAGCAGGACGGGACGATCACCGGCGGAGTCACCGTCGGGAGTCGGTGTCCGTACGGCGAGTCGGTCCGGATCACCGATTCCTCGCAAGAGATCGACACGGGCGCGTCGCCGGCGCTCACCGGCGCGGACGAGCTTACGGCCGCGATCGCCGTGAAACTCGACCTCAGTAACATCCCCGCCGATACGAATTACGGCTTCTTCGGGCAAAGTCAGCAGTCGGACACCTGGGGATTCAATTACGTAAACAAAGGCGACCCGGACCTCATCGAGTTCAGCGTCGCGGACGGCGATGGGGACCGGACGAAAGGCCAGATCGAGGACCCGCATCAAGGCTGGTACATCCTCGTCGGGACCTACGACGACGGACTCGTCGAGCTCTACCGATACGGCGAGCTCGTCGACTCCGGCGAGAACGAGCTGATCGACGGCTCGATTGACGGCGGTCAGAACATCTACCTCTCGGATGGTTCCGGGACCGTCTACGGTTCGGGCTCCGGACACTTCGAGGGCTGGATCGGGTACGCGTCGTTCTGGACTCGGAAGCTCAACCCGGCGGAGATCCAACACATCGGCCGAGGCGTTTCACGGAGGGTGGTCCGCGTATGAGTCACCTCGAGCCGAAAGAGAAGGTCACGGCGACGCTCGTCTCGGACGACGCGGACCTGCTCGACGCGATCGGGGCGGAGCTCCCCGCAGAGGGAGACGGCGAGGTCGGCGCGGAGTACGCCGTCCGGCGGCGGACGCACGGCTCCGGCGGCGAGATCTTCTCCATCCGAGTCACGCTCGAGGACGACGGAGGCGTCGACGCCGCGACTCATGCCGCCGACCTGTACGCGGCGCTCACCGGCTACGATCTCGACGGCCGGGCCGACCGCCACGAGGTGCGACACTTCCGGGCGCCGGTCGGCGCCGTCTCCACGAGCGCCGTCGAGCAGTACTACGAAGAGAATCCGGGCGAGCAGCCGGTCGACGAGGACGGCGAGGCGTACGTCCCGGAGAGCTGGACTCCCTCGAATCACGTCGTCGACGAGACGCACAGCTAACTCTTTTCGACCATGTACGAGTACCGAGCGCGAGCCGTCGACGTCGTCGACGGCGATACGATCGACGTCGTCGTCGACCTCGGGTTTCACATCACGCGCGAGATCCGACTCCGGCTCGAGCGCGTCGACACCCACGAGACGTACGGCGTCGCGAAGGACTCCGACGAGCACCGTCGCGGCGCTCGCGAGACCGAGTACGTCGAGGACTGGCTCCCCGACGCCGACGCCGGCGACTGGCCGCTCGTCGTCCGGACGGAGAAGCGCGGGAAGTACGGCCGGTACCTCGCGGAGGTCGAGCGCCGGTCAGACGGCGCCGTCCTCAACGACGACCTACTCGAGACGTTCGACGACGTCGGAACGGAGGCCGACCAGTGACGTCGGCCGATTCGACAACCACATGATGCACTTTCTCCGCCGGGTAGTCTGGCAGCTGACCAGCAGCGGGACTCCCACCGAGATCGAAC